TGATCCCATAGCTCCACCACTTATGCCATATTTTAATTCTTGCCATAATTGAGAATGTTTTGGAACTCCTGATTCTTCTAAATATTTATCTGTGGCTGCAGATGCTTCTTCTCCATAAAAATCAATACCACCTTTTGTTCCAAAGTTTTTACTTGCGTATATTCCAGTTGTTGCTCCTTTTTGCAAGTAATCCATTGGCCCAGCTTTCTTTTCTACCAGACCTAATTGTTCAGCTACATATTTTTTTCCTTCTGCAACTCCAGTTGTTTTAAACTCAAATTTTTTAGCTTCTTTTGTTTTTTTTGCTTCTAAACCAGCAATAGATTCTTTAGTAGCTCCTTTTGCTTTTAGCTTATTAATGTTTGCTTGTAATTTTGCTTGTCTTTTATCGTGTTCGCTTTGATTAGCTCCACCAGTTCCTTGTCCACCAGAATAACTTCCACTATCAGTATTACTGCTACCACTTGTTCCATTCTTACTGGACATTATATTTCTTCTCCTTCATAATAGAATCCCTTTCCTCCAGCTCTGCTGAACATACTTCTTGATCCTACCAATCCCTTGTCTTTTCTTTTCTTCTGTCTTTTTTCTTCTTTTTCGTTAGCAATTCTTTCTGCTTCTTCTTGTTTTTTTCTTTCCTCAATATCTAATCGCAACTGTCTATCAGCTTCAGATTCCCTATACTTCGTACTTCCAAACATACTGCCCATAATCTATAACTTTATTTCAGAAAAACCCCTTTTTTTCAACTCACAAAATAGCTGATGGGGAGTAAAGATCCAAAACTTATTTAACCCTAACAATCTTTGCACATAACTTACACAGCTATGTTCCTTGATCCAAGAACTCATAAGTGTTGGGAATCGTGTTAATTTGTATTGTACTGGCACTTTAACGATATGCCCTTTCTTCATTTGAATCATTCTAAATATGGCATCTACCTTTTGTTCTGTAAGAGTTTCTACCAATAGGTTTCCAAATATGTATTCTATCAGTAGCCAAACTTTAGTATAGGGATCATATGACATAACTCCACAGTGTTTAAAACCTTTTTTAAAGAATCTATGGGTATTGTGATGATCCGTGTTCTCATAGAAGTAGACTAGCCATTCATTTTGTTTTGCCATATTGACCTTCTTGTTTTTTTATCAAAGATATTCCAACCCCTTGTTTTTACAACTGTAGGTTTTTTTGCCTTTCCAGCTATCAGTTGTTTCCCTTCTCCAGCTCCCATCATCATATATTGCAGTGCATCGTGGATATGGGAGTATCTGTTCTTATATGGTTTTTCATCATATCTGTTACCAGAAGTCTGTAATCTTCTGTAATAATATCCACCATTGAATCCTTTTTTAAGGTTAATACAGCGATTATCCAGCAGAAATCCAGCCTTTTTGTCTATTAATCTTCCCAAAGAAGTTTCAACTGATTCAATTCTAAGTGCTATGTCATTGGAAGGAGCTGGTTTTCCTCGCAGACCATTCTGTCTCAGGATTTGAAAAGGTGTGGTTTCATCTGTCTGCGCACGGAAATCTCCAGATGGATCGCCATATATGTCCACATCATAACCCTTGTAGTTCTTGGCTATTTCGTGTTTCAGTAAATTGCTGAATCTGGATATGCCCATATCAAAGCATACAAGTTCCTGAAGTATGAGCCATCTTCCATTGGGCATCTTCTGTCCAAAGACTGCTGCTGGTGTCAATCCAAAGTCAATGCCTATGAATACTGGCAAGGGAGCTATGGGTATTGGTTCTTTTGATAAATGTATTTCCTGATTCCAGTTTGGATAGACTGGCTTTCCTTCCTCTATTGTTCCCAATTTATTCATTACATAGACATCAATCCAGCCTTTCGTCTTTCCTTTTATGATGTTGTTATAATAATTTTCCGTTAAGTTTTTTTTATTTTCACATGAAATGTTGGGATCATATCCAAGCAATGATCCGTCTTTTTCTTTTTTTTCTGTCATAGCTGATGGTTGTGTGAAGAAAGTCCAGCTATCAGGCTTGACCAGCATCAACGCCTCATCTCTTGTAAGATGATCAGGTGTTGGAACATCTCCAGCCATAATTGCCCACCAATGATCTTCCTCTGGAGCATTGCTGTCTGCTATGACACCATACCAAGTTGCTCCCCCCTCTCGCATAGAGGGAAATCTGCCTACCCTCATAGTACACGCATCAATGATGCTCTTGGGCAATTCCCTCGCCTCATTAACCCACACTCCAGTCAGCTCCAGAGACAGTAGTTTTTTTACATCTTCTGGTCTGTCCAGAGCTAGGAAGATGACTTCCAAGTCTATGTCGCCTAGTATGATATGGTGGGTATAGGGGATTGACCATCTGAAAGCTCCCCATTCGTGTTCTGGAAACCAGTCCAGCCAAGTCTTGATGGTGGTTGTTTTAAGCTGGGGATTCGTGTTCCTGATGACTGCCCATCTTGATTTTCTTTTTCCTTCGTGGTTGGGTTCTTGCTGCAACGCCCTCTTGAATATTTCAATGCAACAAGCAACAGACTTGCCACTTCCTACTGGGCCTCTTACTCCCCTGAAGAAATTATCATTTTTTAGAAAGTCCTTTAAGGTACTCCCATCTGGTTTGTAATTGAGTTGAGCCATTTACCTTACCTTTTCTATGTACTCTTTTAGCAATTTTTCTCTTACCATTGGGCCAAGACTTTCTATGAGCTTGTCGCATTCCTTGTTGTTGACCAAATGGTCTGGAAGGAATTTTAGGTGTACTTTTCTGACGATCTTCCTCAATCTCTGTCTGTCCTGATAGCTTATCTCGAACAGTTGTCTGCTCTCCAGATTGACTTCCTGATCTGTTTTCTTTGTATTCATTCAGGTATTCCTTATACAAGTTCCACGACATGTATACCATAGGTTCTTTGAAATCCCTCTTTAAAATTAATAAATCTGCCGATCCCTTCCATTTATCCAACTGCGTGAATCCCTCTCCACTCTTTCTCGCCTTTACTTCAATGGTAGTACCACCGAACAAGTCGGCAACTCTGACATCGTGGGGGAAATCTTGGATTGCTCCTGAAAGGGGTTGTCGTCTAGCCTTGAACCCTTCCTTCTCAAAGAGCTTGACTATTTCGTTTTCAACCCTTGTTCCTTTTCTTTTCTGGGAGGACATATAACTCCATTCAGCTTTAATACTTCGTGCCTTAAATCTTGCTTATCTTTATAGGCTTTATCCAGTCTGTCCAGCAAATACTTGTTCTGTTCCTGACTATCTTTTAGTTTGCTTTGGAGTTCCGTGATCATTAATTCTGCTGGGGGATTCATTATATCTATGTAGAATAGATTTGAATGAATATCAACTCACTTAATATTTTTTCTTCCTGACCTTCACACCTTTTCTCTTGGCAGCAGCCTTAGCTCTTGCCTTACCCTTTTTCGTATAGGGATATGACTTCTTTCCTACTTTTGGCATTTCCTTTACCTCCTTATATTTATTAAGCAGTACTGCTAGGCATCTACTTAACCAGTATAGTTTGAACCTTATGTTCCTACCTTATGCCTACTATCATAGTACATAAATATTTTGACTTCGCAACGCACAATACGAACCTTTTTGACCTTTATTGTTTGTGTGACATCTTTCACTCATTGAGCATATGAGTTTTTGAACCCCCCCTCGTCGAGAGGGTGTGTTCAAAGTGGGAGTAAATCCCACACTGTACTAACTCAGGTCTATGTTGACCTTTATATCCCCTGCTACACTGTGTTGAATCTTTTCTGGGGTTCGAAGTCCTACCCTATCTAGTATATCTTTACTAGCCTCTAGTTGGACATACTCACTTCTTGCCTTATCGGCTAGATGAATCATCTTGTTACTAGCGGTAACTGCCCCTAGTCCAATGGTTCTGGATATGCATTCCATCATATATCTCTGTACCTTTGGGATTCGTAATGTACGACTTGCAGTTACTCTAGCTGATTCATCTGAGACTTTTGTTGAATAACCAGCGATTTTACTTGCTTCGGTTATACTACACCCAGTCGTTACGATAGTATCAACTAGCTTCCTCTGTTTCTCCGTTAAGTCATCATTCTTGGTGGATAATTCGGACATTGCCATGCGTAAGGATAATCATTGGAATTGGAGTGTCAAGTGTTATTTTCATTAATATGACGACATCAATATGTCGTAGGGATAACACTTGCCACACGACTGTATATGGTAGTAGATGAATGGTTAACAAGTGGTGATTGAACTTGCAAATCACCCCTTCGCTGTAGCTCAACCCCATAAAACGCCCTTCGGAAAATTAAAACCTGAGTGGGAAGGAGTGATGTAAAGGTCAAATATAATTAAGGAGTGAAAGATGAATTAGTTATAGTAAATGTGTTAATAGATAATGAATTGGTAGTAATAGTTATCTAGCATAAAGAACTACCACGAAACTAAGGGTTATATATATATCATTGAGAATACAGTGATTGTAAAAGACAATAACAGTTTCTAATAATCATTGTCAACCCAAGTGGGTTCTTAGATTAGTATGTGGAACCTCAATAATCGCCTTCAGCGATTATATCCACATACGAATCAC